GATCTACTTATTTTTCAGTTACAGATTTTTCAATATCTAGAAATGGATATTCATTTAGAAAGGGAGATGTATTTAAACCCGTTGGTCTTGTAACAGATTCGAGATTATCCTCACCAATAAGTGAACTTATCTTTACCGTATTAGAAACATATAGAGATACATTCGCAACTTTCCAATATGGAGATTTTGAAGTTATTGACTCTGTAAAATTTTATCAAGATGGTTCTAGAACTATATTCCCATTATATTATAATGGAGATTTATTAAGTTTTGAATCTTCCGATGAAATTATTAAAGAAAATTTTTCAGATCTGTTACTGATTGTAATTAATGGAATTATTCAATATCCAAAAAAAGCATACTTCTTTAACGGGGGAACATCATTCCAGTTTATTACACCACCAAAACCAGAAGATGATATTGATATTTATTTTTACTTAGGTTCTAGTGGCGTAGATGCTGTAACAATAACTGATGTTATTCCTGTTATTGAGAGGGGTGATATAATTCAGATATTTAGAGATAACAATAATTCCGACACTTTAACACAAGATCCTAGAACGGTCTATGATTTATCTTTCTCTGATAAATTTGAAACTAATAAGTATAGTGGTGCTGGAATTGATATTAATAATGAAAGACCTATGTCATTAACTAGACAAAAAGAAGATAAGATAATTAATGGTGTTTTTGTAAACAAAACTAGAAATACAATTATTTCTCAAATTTATCCAACTGCAAAAGTAATTAAAGATTTTTTACCATCAGATAACGAAATTTTTATTGATGATTCTTCTATTTTTAAATATGAGGGATCTGCTCCATATAATTTTGAATTTTTAGTTGTAGATAATATCAATTCTTCTACTGGAATCATAACCACACAAGTAGGTTCTAGTGGATCAATAACATCGATTAATATAATTGATGGTGGTAGTGGATATACTGGTTCTAGTGTAGATATTATTTTTTCAAATCCACCAGAAATTGGTGTTGGTATTGGCACAACTGTTTTAGCCTCAATTCCTATATCTTCTGCTGGAATATTAACAACTCCAATAAACATAATAAATCCTGGTTTTGGTTATAGTTTTACTCCATACTCTATAGTACCAGAACCAGAATTAATTATTGAGAATGTTGGAACAACACAGGGAGTTCAAGGATTTAATGGGACAATAACAGGAATTGGTACTACTGTAAGTTCTGGTCAATTATCATTGGTATTTAATTTAGATAGAGGAAGTTTCTTTGGTAATGACTTAGAAGTTGGATATCCAATACTCATAAAAAATACTAATCTGGGGTATGGAGTTACATCAGTCGATGGCAATGATTCAAATATTATAGGAATTGGAACTACCACTTTGGATAACATTTATTATGTTGACCTTATAACTGATAATTCTGGAAATAGTGCTACAATTTATTGTAATGTACACTCATCATCTGATATTAACGGTATATCTAGTACTGGTCAATATCTTGGAGAATTCTCCTGGGGAAGATTATATACCATGGACAGAACTGAACCTATTTCGATAGCAGTAACTAATAAAACTGTTGATGTTGATCTTAGCACTTTCCCAGTGGTACAAAGAAGAGATACTGGGCTCAGAAATACAGGAGCATTAATAGAAAAAATAATAATCTAATTTGATATTGTTATTATAATTATAAATATCTAAAAAACACGTGTAAAATGTCTTCCATTGTAACGGATCAGTTTAGAGTTAATAATTCCGAAAATTTTATAAATTCTATTTTAAATGATGAAAATTCATATTATATTTTTCTTGGTTTATCAAATCCTGGTTCTGTTGGAAATGATGTAGGATTTGGAAGAACTACTACATGGGATGATAATCCATCAAATCCACTTATTCCCGTGGATAATTTAAATTATCTATCACATTATAAAGATACTTCATTATTTGGTAAAAAAATTACTTCTGATAATGTAAGACGTGTTGTTAGGAGAGTTGATTGGACTCCAAATACACGTTATGATATGTACAGACATGATTATGATACAAATAATCTAAGTCCAGTTTCAAATAAAGCAAGATTATATTCTTGTAATTATTATGTCCTTACAAGTGATTTTAGAGTTTATATTTGCATAGAAAATGGATCTTCTGGGTCAAACCCACTAGGAAATCCTTCTGTAGATGAACCGAATTTCATAAAATTTGAACCATCGGAAGCTGGATCTAGTGGAGATGGGTATATTTGGAAATATCTATATTCAATTTCCCCATCAGAAGTTATAAAATTTGATTCTATTGAATATATTCCTATTCCAAGTAATTGGTCATCTTCTTCCGATCCACAAATTCAATCTATAAGAGAGTATGGTAATTCCGATTTAAACAATAACCAAATAAAAACCGTATATATTGAAAATGGTGGTGCAGGATATACTACTGGTGAATATAACATAATAGGTGATGGACAAGGAGCAAAGGTTTATATAACCGTCAATAGTTCCGGAAGTATCATAACAACCAGAGTCACTTCTGGAGGTTCTGGTTACACTTATGGAATAGTTGATTTAGGAAGTTCTGGAACAGTCCAAAACCCAGCTAAACTTATTCCAATAATTCCACCATCGAGAGGACATGGATATAATATATACGAAGAACTTGGCGCAGATAAAGTATTGTTGTATGCTAGATTTGATGATTCCACAAAATCTTTTCCAGTGGACACGAATTTTTGCCAAATTGGAGTTATAAAAAATCCTAAAAAATATAATTCTTCGGAAATTTATAAAGAAAATAATTATTCTTCTTTAAATGCTATAAAAATTAATACTGTAAATTCTATACCAAATATTGGAGATACAATAACACAAAATATACCCGGAATTGGAACAGCAAGAGGTTATGTTGCCTCTTTTGATAATGAAACTAAGGTAATTAAATATTATCAAGATAGATCTCTATATTTTGCAAATAATGTGGACCAAACTGATAGAAATGATGTTTCTATTTTAGGTAAGTATATAAAATTTCAATCTGATGGGGGAACTATTAATCCCGTTGGATCGATAGATGTAAATTTCAGTGGTATATCAACCACAGTAAATAATAAAAAAATAAATCTTGATGTATCATTTACAAATGGTCTCTCAAATCCAGAGATAAATAAAGGTACTGGAGAAGTAATTTATATTGATAATAGATCTTTGGTTTCAAGAAACTCTAGACAAAAAGAAGACGTTAAAATTATCCTGGAATTTTAAGAAATGTCACAAAAAACTAATCTAAATGTAAACCCATATTATGACGATTTTGATAAGTCCAAAAACTTTTATAAAGTATTATTTAATTCCGGGGTTCCAGTTCAAGCCAGAGAATTAACAACTTTACAATCTATATTACAAAATCAAATAGAAGATTTTGGTAGTCATGTGTTTAGTGAGGGATCAGTGGTAATCCCTGGAAACATAACATATGAAAATCAATTTTATGCTGTAAGATTAAATGCAAATCAATTTGGTGTTGACATATCAACGTATATTGAGAATTTTATTGGAAAAATTATTGTAGGAACTGAGTCTAATATATCCGCAAAAGTTAGAAAGGTAGTTTTCCCAACAGAAAGTAATGAAATAAATTATATCACTTTATATGTAAGCTACTTAGAATCTGATGAAAATTTTGAATTTTCACAATTTATTGATGGAGAATCAATATTTTGTAATCAAAGTGTTCAATATGGAAATACAACTATAAATTCGGGTGTTAATTTTGCTACTTTAATAGATTCGAACTCAACTTCTATTGGATCGGCAGCATTTATTTCTAAGGGTGTTTATTTTGTTAGAGGATATTTTGTTGCAGTAGAAGATCAAAGTATTATTTTAGATTATTATACAAACAATCCATCTTATAGAGTTGGTTTATCAGTTTCTGAAAACTTGGTAACAGTAAAGGATGATGAAAGTTTGTATGACAATGCAAAAGGATTTGCAAATTATTCTGCTCCAGGAGCAGACAGATTGCAGATTACTTTGACCCTGGTTAAAAAATCAC